GGATTACAACAGCGGAACTTGTCACATATTTGGGCGTAACGATTACCAATCCGTCAGACGATTACACGCTTGCTACACAAGCACGAAACGCTGGCAACGATTTCTGTTATCGCCGCCGGCAAGAGGCAGGCTATTTTGACAGCCTTACCACGTCACCGGGTCACGATGTCACGCTTGGCACGCTGATGTATTGTGCAGCTCTTTGGCGTAGTCGAGGAAGCATAGAAACCGCGTTTGCAGCGTTTGACACAATGGGCACACCAACCCAGCAATCACTAACGCCGATAGTTAAGCAATTGTTGGGTATCCCCCGACCAGCGGTTGCCTAATGCCTGCACCGTACACAGACCTCTTAAACGAGGCCATAGACGATGTAGCAGCCACGCTAACGGCCGTAACTGCGCTAAGGGTAGTAACAGACCCCACCAAACTTGTGCCCAACTGCGTGTTCTTATTAGCGCCAAGTTTTACAACCTATGCAGGCAACGGCAACATTGTGACAATGGATTTACCGCTTAAAGTTGTTGGCTCTGGGCCTGCAGGTCTGCCAGTGTTACGCGAGATTTTAAGCATTGTCGCATTAGTGCTGGCATCCGCTGTAATCGTGCTAGACGGCAGACCCGGCTCAATTGACATTGGTGGCGCGTCTTACCCTTGCTATGACCTAACAGTGAAAGTGCAGGCACAAACAGCATGATCTATACCATCGCATCCAGCAAACTTGGCATTGTAGGAGACCCCTACATACCTGACGAGGGCATCAACGTGGCAGCGCTATTATCTGGCGGTTTCATTGTTGAACAATCCACACCTAAACCTAAGAAACCTGCTAAAACTAATGCAGACACCAACGAGGAGATTTAACCCACATGGCTACCAGCACTTACCTATCTAACCCGTTAGTCACGGTTAATGCCGTTGACTTGACCGACCAGACCAGCGCCGCAACTTTTACGCGCGTGATCGAGGCATTGGAAAGCACATCGTTTGGCAAGACCGCACGCGTTTACACCGCTGGACTTGAAAACAGCACACTGACGCTCACAATGTATAATTCTTTTGCGGCAACAGAGGTTTACAGCACTCTTGCAGCACTTGTCGGCACATCCACCACAGTAAAGATCAAACCAACAAGCGCAGCTACTAGCGCAACTAACCCAGAGTCAACACTTACGGGTTGCTACCTAGAAACATTGCCAATTGTCAACGCCGCACTAGGCGCACTTGACACAATTGACATTACGTTTACTGGTGGCGTTTACAGCGTTGCAGTTGCTTAATTAACGGCCTACATCGGCCCGACACGAAAGGTAAGGCATGAAAGTTAAATTGGAATTAGACCTGCAAGATGGTCGAGGCAAACGCACAATGACCACAAATATGTTTGTGGTATGTGAATGGGAAAAAACAGAAAACCGCAAAGTGTCGGACGGACGCGGCATTGGTTACAGCGATTTGGCTTGCTGGGCATACAACTTGTGCAAATTGGCTGGCGATCAAGTACCAGACAACTGGCGCGAATGGGTAAAACAGCACCCAGATATGGATTTGACATCCGTTGACGAGACAAACCCAAACCCTACGGCGTTGGCGCTTACCGATACCAACTAGCGGAATTGCTAGTGGCAGTAGGGTGGTGGCCAACGCATATTGAGTTTGACGCACGCGACTTGCTTACAGTGATTACGATATTAAATAAACGTAGTCAAAGGTAAATTATGTCTGTATCAACCACAATTAAAGTTGTTGGGGTCAAAGACACTATTAACGCACTCAAAAAGATTGACCCACAACTACAAAAAGATTTTAAGGCACAAGCCACAGCTATTGCAGGCCCAGCTATTAAAGCGGCACAAGATATGTACACGCAAGTGCCGTTGTCTGGTATGGAATACAAATGGTCTAGTCGAGGTCGCAAATTGTTTCCATTTAGTGTGGCTAAAGCCAAAAGCGGTGTGAAATTGCGTATTGACACCCGGCGAAACGCGGTAGGCGTAATCCTTATTGAGCAAAAAGACCCTGCAACGGCAATTTTTGAAACCGCTGGTCGAGCACACCCAAACAAACTTGGCGATCAACTAGGGTTTGTTGGTGCTGGTCGCACCCGTTTAATTGGGCCAGCCGTTTACAAGGCTAGGCGTGGCATTGAAAACGAAATGAAAAAAATGATTTTGGATACTGCCGCCGTAGTTAGAAAAGAGTTGTAATGCTGTCAATACCAATTATTGCGGAATATGACGGCAAAGGGTTAGACCGCGCTGTTAAGGACTTTAAGCAACTTGAAACCGCAGGAGAAAAGGCACACTTTCTTATAAAGAAAGCAGCAGTGCCAGCCGCAGCGGCTCTTGGACTTGTTGCAGCTGCTATGGGGCCTGCAATTACAGCGGCATCCGATCTTGAAGAAAATATGTCAAAAGTTAATGTCATATTCGGTGACGGCGCAAAAGACATTGAGAAATTTGCAAAAACGGCTGCAAAGTCAATGGGTCAATCACAGGCATCAGTTTTGCAAGCCGCTGGCACATTTGGCACGTTTGGTAAAGCAGCCGGGCTTGGCGGTAAAGATTTAGCAAACTTCAGCAATAAATTTACAACGCTTGCATCAGACCTTGCATCGTTTAATAACACAACCCCAGAGGAAGCAATTAACGCAATCGGGTCAGCCTTGCGCGGCGAAGCAGAACCAATGCGCAAGTTTGGTGTTTTGCTAAACGATGCCACATTAAAAGCCGAAGCAATGGCTCTTGGTATTTATGAAGGCTCAGGCGCGCTTACTGACCAACAAAAAATACTTGCTGCACAAAGCGCTATTTTTAAACAAACTGGTGATGCACAAGGCGATTTTGATCGAACGTCGGATGGCCTTGCAAATACTTCTCGAATACTTACCGCTCAAATGGATGATCTGCAAGCAAGCATTGGGAAAGGTTTATTGCCAATAGTTAAAGCAGTTTTACCAGTAGTACAAAAGTTTGCAGATTGGGCAACGAACAACCCACAAGCATTTTTGGCTATCGCTGGTGCAATCACCGCAATATCTGTGGCGATCTTGGCTGTCAACCTTGCTATGGCGCTTAATCCATTTACGGCAATTGCAGCAGGTGTTGCGGCGCTAGTAGTCGGCATTGTTTACGCGTACAACAAATTTGAAACATTCCGCACAATTGTCAACAGCGTGCTTAATGGCCTTATAAGTGGTTTTGAAGTATTTGCAAACTCGTACATAAAAGCAATAAACATAATTATTAAAGGCATGAACCTGATTAACCCGTTTAGCGATATTCCATCGTTGCCAACAATAAGTTTGGGCAGTATTGGCGGTAGTAACACAGGTGGCGGTTTCTCTGGTGTTAGCGAGCGTGCAGGTATGCCAGTAACAGGTACGACAATGCCGGCTATGCCAGTACCAGCAGCACCGTTACCAAGTGTTGCTGGTGGCGGCAGTGCAGGTAAAGGAAGCATTTTCAAAGGCGGCGGCGGTCAAAAAACAATTGACACACAAGGACAAATTGGTGATTTTTTTGGTGGCATGAGCATAACGGTCAACGCAGGTTTAGTTTCCACGCCAGCGCAAATAGGTCAAGACATTATTGCAGCAATTCAAAAAGCAGAACGTCAAAGCGGTCAGGTGTTTGCAGCCGCATGACCGTGCCAGTAATGCAAGTGCTTGTGGGTTTTCAATCCACCACAGGGTTTGGTACACCATTCCAGTTAAACGACTCGTTTTACGGTGTGCTAGATACCGCTGGTCGAGGCACACTAGGCGGCGTAACAATGGTTGACTTGACCAGCCTTGTTAAGTCAGTAAACATCAACAGGTCACGGTCACGTCAATTAGATCAGTTCAACGCTGGCACAGCCACTATTGCGTTTTACAACGCCACAGAGGTGCTCAACCCAACTAACACTGCAAGCCCGTATTACCCGTTTGTGTTGCCACGTTGCCCGGTGCAAATCCTCGCTAACGGCATACCGATCTACACAGGTTTAATTACTGACTGGAATTTAGA